ATTTAAAAAGTTCATAGTTTATTTATTTTTGTTCTTTTTGTTTTTGTATTAAATAATCTTTAACTTTTTGTGTCCTTGCGCCATTGATAACAAATGAAAAATCTTTAGGTGGTAGTTTAAAACCCTTTTCATCAAAAAAGTATTTTAAAACATCAAGCTCGTCAGCAAGGCTTGCATTTTTTACATCACTAGGTCTTATATCTTTATTTTTTTCATCAATCAAGTATTTTAAAATATTAAGATTTCCACCAGATGCCGCCATGTTAACAGCATTAAAAGGTATTTCCTTGTTTTTTTCATCGATTAAGTATTTTACAATATCAACATTATCACGCCTAAAAGCTTCATCGATATCATATGGTCTTATTTCTTGATTTTTTTCATCTAAAAGGTATTTTAAAATTTCAAGACTATTATATGCAATTGCAGATCTTACATTAGTATATGCATCTAACCATAAGCCGTGTTTTACAAAATATTTCACTAGATCAAGTCTATTTTTTCTTATTGCTCTATCAATAGCATAATGTGGAACTTGTTGTCCTTTTTCGATCAATTCTTTTACTAGAGAAAAATCTTCAATTTGAAAAGCTTTTTCAAGTTTGTCTTCATCATGGACATTGTAAAATTCTTCTTTTTGTTTTGGACTCAACAAGTCGTATTCTTGTTTTGAAAGGTTTTTATTGTGTTTGTCTGCGATTAATCTATTATGTAAATAACTATCTTTTAATTCTTTTTTAGAAGCAATTTTGTTTAATTGATAAATTTCAACTTTTACTCCAGTCCTCACATATTGTTTTAAAAGTAGAGTGAAATTGTTATCATAGATATAATCGAACTGAGGATGTGAAAGTTCATGTCCTCTTCCGATATATTTAGATTTTTCTTCTGGTGTGAGGGATTTGAACCAGTCTAAGCTATAATCTGATTCTCCTAATTTTTCATGTTCTGCTTTTTCTTGTGATGATTTTGGTATATTTTCGAAGATAGTTGTGTCAATACCTTTTTCTTGTAGGTATTTGAAATATAGATCTGGATTTGAATTTATTCTTTTTTCTGTAGTTTCACGGGGGTCTTGCATCGTGTGTCCGGTTTGATTTTTACGATCTGTAAGTTCAATTCCGTCTTGTGTTGCATCTACTACAACGATTGCAAGATCATCAGTTCTTGTATTGTCATAGACAAAGTAAAAAGTTGATGTCTTAGTATCTCTGTAAGATTGAAACATAGTATTGGCTGGTTGTGAAATACAGAAGGATTCACCTTTACCGAGTACGATACATTGATTTACTGAGTTTGCTTTATAAACCTTTATCTTATTGTCTGTTGACTGTGCAATGAGTTCTTGGTCACTTACATCACCTTGTATTGGTGCATTAAGAACTTTTCCTTCGTGTTTTTTGCCATCAATAATTTCAGTCCAATGGATATAAGATTTGAATTCATTGTTTATGGTCAGATCATCATTTACTGTAATGATCTGCATTTTATTTAGTTTGACTAAGTTTGCATAGTCTTCCAAGTATTGTTTGAGGGTATTAAGGTTTGGTTGTTGTTTGTGGTAGAATGCAGCGACAGGCAGAAGTTTCGCTTGTAAATCTTGTTTAGCATCAGTTGGAATGATGGATTTTATTTGTTTAAACAAAGATTCATTATTGCCGAGTAGTTCTTTGGCAATATCGCTGGATTTCTTTACTTCGGTCAGTAACAACCATTCTTTAAAGTTCATGGTTTACCAATCAGATAATGATTTTTTATGCTCACCATATGATTTCCATTTTTTAACAGCCAAGGGAGAATCATCTTCTGGAATAGGTTTTACTTGTTGTAGTAATTTATCTGCCATAAAATGTCGTGCTATAATTCCACCAGTAATGTTCAAAAGATAAATTGGATTGCTTCCAAAGTAAGTTTCGACAACGCCATCCATCAAGTTGGAATTGTTATCAACAAAATCAGCAGCTTCCTTCACAGAATTTAATCTTTTTTGAATTCTTTTATTATTTGAATCGGTAGCATCTACAATAATACCTTCGATTTGAATTGGTTTGCTATTGAATAGCAATTTGTCGCCTACTTTAAAATGAAGTAAGTCTTCAATAACTTTATTTGCAGTTTTTCCTCCACGCATAGCAGATGGATTGTCTTCTTCTTTAAGTTGTAAAAATTCCATGAATGATTTCATAATAATTGTTCCTTGTGAAATTAGCTTATAAATATATATTGTTTTTTTAGTATTTTTTAAATTTTGTAATCCATTTATGAGGCATTTTTATTTTTTTTATCAATCGTTACGATGGTATCGTTATGACAAGCTCCGTGGCAAATGAGTAATACTTCTATAATTTGAAAACCTCGATTTTTACCTATACCAACGCTATCCCAACAGAAGCTAATACAAATGGCATCTTTTGTTGTAATTCTGGCAATTTCATCTTTGCATTTAGCCCAATATTCTGCACGACCAGCAGTTCCAGCATGTTTAGGAGTATATCTTCTTAGGCATTGTTCAGTTGAATATGGAGGATCAAATAAGACTCCGCAGAAAGTATCAGATGATAATGTTTTGAGATATTCTAGAGCATCCATTTGAGATGGATTGCCTCTGCCTTCAATATCATTTCTATATTCTGCTGGTGATTTTTCTCCAGCGAATGGATCGACCCATCCTTTACCCACATTATATTTTTGGAATAAAGGCGAAATAGGTTTCATGCCAAATGTCCAAATTGATGGCATGCACCAAGTTCTATTGACTTCCATAATATTCCTATTTTTTAGAATTATGTCAAATTGACATTTCTATAAGAATAATATATTATCAATAATTTTTACGATCCGAACATTCCGCCAAAAAATGATTTCTTTGGTGCAGGTGCAGGTGCAGGTTTTGGAGCTAATCTTTCATCTCTAGCTTTTTTTTTCGCATCATATTCGCTTCTTTGTTGAGACATAAAATCTTTAGTTTGTTGAATAGAAGATCTTTTGCCCATCATGTTCTGCATTCTATCTTGTCTAATTTGTTTTTCTGTTTTATCACTACCTCTATATCCAGACTGTGTTTCTTTTTCATCATCAATTCCAGTAAAGCCTTTTCCAGCTACTCTTGTTTTGCGATTTAAAGATTCTAGAGCATCTTTGTTCAACATTTTGTTATTTAAAAATGACATATCATTTTTCATTGCAATAGTTTTCAAAGATTTTTGCATAAGTGGAATTATCTCACTTCTATTGCCACTAACATCACTAAAAAGAGATCCAAAATCTAAAGTTCCCGGTTTATATTCTTTTATAAATTTTGTTATAGCTGCCAAATATGAGCCTAATAATTTTGATTGATCAGATGCCATGTCTTTACCATATTTATCTTGTTTTTGAGGCAAGCTCACTCGAAAGCCACGATGTGTGACATCTTTGTCAAATGATGTTGTTCCCATTTTTTTAGAATCTAAATTCCAATCATGTTCAAATTGAAGAATAGATCCTAATTCTTTATGTGAAGCCAAGTAAGTTCTTCCATCAAGATCTCTGATGGTTATATTTGCATCATCGCCAGTCATATATTCTGCGACTTCTTTTAAATCTCTATTTTCCAAGTAATTTGAGAACGAATAATTTATGTTCATGTTTAATCCTAATTTTAAAAATTAATTAATTGTTAATTGCTAATCCTGCAAGAACGAGACATTCTCGTATCGACTCTTTATAGCCATATTCTATTCCTATCTTTTTATGGCTTCCATCCTGTCCGCCTTTATAAATTCTATCTAATTCCTTCATGGTTTCTGGACTCGATCCTAATTTCTTAACGGACTGCTTTACGAATTCCGGACCAGATGTAAATTTCATATAGCCGTAATCATCGGTGTGTTGTTTACTTGTAATATTTGCCAAGGCACCTTTCATGGATATAATGTTTATCAACTGAAGTCCTGCTTTATCGCCTTGATCCTTGAAAGTCTTTATTATTATGTTGTCAAGTTCGTTCTGTGATAGGCTTTTAACAGCTGAATTTGAACTGGCGTGAATTTTGTTGATTATGTCAGATGGTGCGGTTTTTAAAATTTCACCTTTGGTCTTTTCGTTTTCTTGCTTTTTAACTGCGTAATCTTTATCGTCTTGATCGGAAACCTTTTTTTGTTTTTCTTGATTTGCCATATTTTTTTTTGCTTGGACTTCTTTATCGGCTGCAGATTTTTCCGAATCTGCCTTGTCTTTTTTGATGTGATCTTCGATCTTTTTCGTATATTCGCTGCCTTGCGTAATGTCACCACTAAAAGATTTTATCAATTCTTTAAACTCAGGACTATTTTTCAAACTTGCGTCTTTTGAAATTTCTGATTTTAAAATTTTGATCATTTCCATGGAATCATAATTTCCAATCTTTGATATCTTAGAAAGTTCATTTGCTACGCTGATGGCTTCCTTTACCCCAGATTTCTGAATGGTGTGGTTGAAAATCTTTGAGAATTCTCCTTCTTTCCCAAGAGCGTTCTTGAATTTCAAAAGACTTTTGCCATTCATATTATTTTTTAATTCCCATTTTATTCCAGAAAGTACATTATCTTCTTTTCCAAGTTTTTCGAAATGACTGAGTGGCATAAAACCAACCTTCTCAGCGTTGTGGATTGATCCCTTGGCATCGTCTATCGTCTTTTGAATGCCATCTAGACCATGTGAATCTCCGGTTTTGTCTGGCATATGTTTTACCAGAGGACCGTCTAATGGACCGCCACCATGAGCGTGTCCTGCCGATACTGTTAGAGCCGTAACAAGAATTACTCCTGCGGTAACTAACCATTTGAACCATCTTTTTCTTACTTCTTTTTTATGTTGTTCATTTCCCAATTTCTCTGCTTCATCGATATCACGCTTCATCTGATCCAACTTATGTTCTTTGTCTAATTCTTTGAGTCTACTCATGTCGGTTTTAAAGTCTCCGAATTGATCCTTAAGCTTAGACATGAACTCTCCGAAAAAGTCCTTGACTCCCTTATAAGCTCCTTTAGCCTTATCTCCAACCCACTTGGCTGCATCTCCTACAATACCCTCATCAATAATCTGGTCATAAAATTTTTGATCTCTGTTTTCTAGATATTGTGCAAATGTTCTCATGTTATGAGCCTTTTTAATTTAAAAATTTATATTCTATAATTAATTTATATATAAAATAAAAGGAAATAAATATGAACAAATTATTGACAATTAGCTTTTTAACTTTTGTTTCAAATTTTGCTATATCTCAAGAATCAAGATATAGATTTATACTACCACCTGCTCCACCAGCACCACCTGCATTAAACAATACAGTTAAAGCACAGATTTCTAATCAAAACATTAATTTCAATACTGGAAGTAGTTCTAGTATTGGTGGCGGTTTTGGCGGTGGCGGCTTCCAACAAAATACTGGAGGAATTCAAGGTACTGCCCAATACACACAAAACAATACTCCGGGAATGCAAATCTCGCAACTTTATCAAATTCCACTTTCTACAGGTGGTGGAGTAATGAATAGTGGTGGTCAGTTTGGTGGTGGTCAATTTGGTGGTGGTCAATTTGGTGGTGGTCAATTTGGTGGTGGTCAATTTGGTGGTGGTCAATTTGGTGGTGGTCAATTTGGTGGTGGTCAATTTGGTCAGGGCGGTGGAGTTGGACAATTTGGCGGCACTGGAGGTCAAGCTGTGGGTATGAACAATCCTTTTTATCAAATGGCAATGCAAGGCATTATATCTGGTGTAGGTGGTTCAGCATTTCAGAGTGGTGGCGGTGGTCAGTTTGGTGGTGGTCAGTTTGGTGGTGGATTCAATAATGGCGGAAATGGATTATGATTACTGTTTTTATTCTGGTTGCCTTATCAATTACTTTTTAGCCATTCCTTGAAAGAAAAGCTTTCACTTGTATAAAGCAATTGATGTCTTTGTGTAGGTGAAAGTTTTTTTGTCACAGAAGGTGGGGGAATATACATAGAAGCTTTTGTGGTTGGTGCAGTAGCAGTCTTTAAAATTTGACCTTGTTCTAATTCTCCGAGAGTATAATTTCTAGATTGATTTGTTTTGTAAGAGTAAACTTCAACTTCTTGTTCTTCAATATCTTTTTCGTCTAATATGTCCATATAATCTTGTGCTATTTCATGAGATGCATTTACAATTTTCTTAGATGTTTCTTGATTTAATTCCCACACTTCAAAATTATTTTGTCTAATGAGAATATATCCTAAATATTTACATCCATATTTTCTGGCATCTCCACCTCTTAATGCCCACATACCTTCTTTTAATTTTTCATTAGATACCAATTGTGGGTTAATTTTTTGTATATAACTATAGAGATTAAATACATCGAATGTGTCATAATTATCACTACGAATATCTTTTTTAACTTTTATTTTGCTTTCTTCTAATTCTTGAAGAAGTTCTTTTGATACTTTTGCTTTATCTATTGAGTCTTCTGCAATTTGAACTAGTTGTTCTGCATATGTTGAACAAATTGTTTGCATGATATGAGCCTCATGACCCATATCGCCAACATCACCATCAGCACCTATTAGTGTGTATCCATCATAAATATATTCGCCTCTTAAAAAGTCAGCAATCATGTGTGTATTTTCCTTGTGTCTGTAGAAAATGTTCCTTTATTTCATCATTGTGTTTTTTGTGCATCTACATATGTTTTAACAAATGGTTGAATATGTTGCATATTGTTTTCTTCTGCCGCTTGTTGCAATGCATTGCCAATAACTTTAGCTTTTTCTGGATTTCTAAAAGATAATCTTTGAAAGACATCAAAAAGAGAGTGCCATTTAGTATCGCCAACTTTAGAAGCTAAATCATCTAGTGTTTGTTTCTCAGATTGAACTTGCGGAGTATTAGAAGGTTTTGCTTGTGGAGTATTAGAAGTTACATCATTTGAAGTAAATGCTTTAATATCTTCTGTAGCATCTTTAATGTCTTTAACAATAGCCACTGGAGATCCGGGGTGGTATTCTTTTATGGTCTTATTACCCTTTTCGTTCCATTCGATGGCATTATATCCAATAGTTGGTATTTTAACAAAAGGGAATTCCATGATGTCTTCTGCTTTTTCTGGCATGTTTTTGACTGCTTTTTTATAAGCATCTTTAAATCTTACTGGAACCCATTCTTTTCCATCATGCATCATAAAAGTAAGATAGCCTTGTTTGATTGATGTCAATGCTATATTTGATATTCCATATGAGTTTAATTGTTGATAAGCAAGAAAATTAGTTTGGAATTTTTCTGGAGTAAAGAAACATTTACCGTACCAATTTTTAAGACCAGAATCTTCTCCTCCAGTATTAGAATGATAAGATTTTATTCTTCTTGATTCGTTATTGGATGATAAAATATATTTAGATCCTTGTGCGGTTTCAAAATAATGAGTTAGCGTAGCTCCTGTAGGCGATTTGATTTGTTCTTGTGCATCATCAATTGCTTCATAGTACTGGTTTTCAGTAATGATTCCAGCTAGGTACAGATTGTAGTTCGGATTGTTTTTATTGTACATGTTTTTACTTTTTTGAATTAAAACCTAAATGTTTCATATCATGATTTACTCCAGAAAAAGCCAATTTTCTAGCAAGTTCCATATCTTTTTTATCACCTTTGACCCATTGTTTGTACATCATATTCCATCTAGGATCTTTTATTTTTTGTGCCATATCTGTAATTGATGTGCCTTGTGGTAGTGGCTTCCTATGCCTAGATTTATCGTATGCGTTTTTTATAAGATGATTTATAGTATTTGTAATTTCACCATCAGATAATGATTTCATTACTTCTTGATTGTATTCAATTTGCTTTATTACTTGACTACAAATCAACTCAGTTTCAGAACTTCCATGCACATCAACTCCTTCATCAGAAGCCATTCCCGAAAATGCTTTTTTACGATCAACTGGAACAATTTTAAGTTTTGCAATAAAATTATCAACAACTCTTTTTATATCTGGACCTGCATTTTGATCCTTGTAATGAAGCACTAATGTGTCTCTGTGGCTTTTAGCAACATCCTCATCGTTTGCAATTTTAAAAGAAAAATACACATCTTTCAATTTTGTTGTTTTATCAAACTCCGAAGGAAGGAATTTAACGCTGTCGATAAAACTTTTATGTGAATTTGGTTCAATTGTCCAAAACCATTTGTGAGATTGAAATTGTGTGTCTTTAGGAATCGTTTCGATTTTCCAAAATTGAGTCCATCCTTTAAATTCTTGTGCTTTCCAAGAAACTTGGTTGTGTAAGTTGACATAATTTATTGCATCTAATCGCATCTTTTTATAATCGCCATCATTAAATTTGTCTTTTATTTTGACAGTGTCATAATCTTCTCTAGTTGTTATGTATTTGTACAAAGCGTCTTTTAGATCTTTGTTAAGTTCAGCGTATCTTTCTAATTTTTCATCTACATCAATACCCGCATCAATTTTATCTTTAACTTTGAACTGCCATTTCATTATATCTATGACTTCTTTTAAGTGATCAGATTTACTTTTATCTTCGAAATAATTTTCGTTTACTTTGCCTTCCAATATGTCGTAATATTGATTCTCTGTAATGAGACCAGACAAGTAAAGCATGTAATTCGGGTTATTTTTATTGTACATTGAAGAAATTATCCTTTTCCATTCGATCAAGTTTATCACTTATATCTTTTCCTTTTAATCCAAAGTGTGCGACATCTGCACCAGAGTATTTAGGCTTATGTTCAAATAATCTCTTAGATTCATCCTCAAATCCGAAATGACTCATGAATGGTTCTATGGACTTATAAGGAACTCTCTTCATTTCTCTGGATATGTCATGAATTTTGTAGTCGTGGCTCATTGGATTCTTGAACATGTTATATGCTTTTAAAATTATGATCGCAGGAGTAAGAACATCATATTCGAACTTGTACTGTATCAACATATCAGACAGTTTCTTATTGGGAGCTTCTTCACTGAGTATGTAAGCAATCATAGCAGGAAGATCGTTATTCATTTGATCCAGAGGTTCCAATTTTGAAATTTTTATTCTTTCTGGCATGATGTTGTGAATGAGATCCAATTCTTTTAAAGACTTGATAAAATTAGCTGGAGATTTACTTTGCTTCAAACCAGAAATAAATTCCTTGTTGATTCTTTCCTTGCTGACATTTTCTAAGTTCTTGAATTCGGCTATTGCCATTTTGGTCTTATCGTCAAGATGACTCATTATATTGTCATCATTGTATCTGTTAAAGAATCTAACCACACGCAAAACTCTAAGTTTGTCTTCGTAGAATCTCTGGAATGGATCTCCTACTACACTTGTGTGTTTGTTCTTTATGTCTTCGATACCTTTTCCGTGATTATAATCTCTTACTTTTTTGTTTATCGTATCATAGAACAAAGCATTGTAGTTCAAGTCTCTTCTTTTAGTATCTTCTTCTGGTGTCGCTCCAAATTCTGTTTTTTCTGGTATTCTTGAATTGCCAGAATATACTTCTTTTCTGAAGGTTGCTATTTCAAATTCATCTTTCTTCTTTCCTTCCATGTCTTTGACAATGATGGAAAGTACTCCTTGGTCTATTCCCTTCTCGAATATTTCTAATTTAAATCTTCCATTGGCTATGGTTGTATTGTGGATTATTTTTCTTGTTTCTTCTGGAAGTGCGTCTGTGGCTAGGTCGTAGTCGTTTATGTCTTTTTTCATGTCGTGGAAGTGATTAAAGAGATGATCCCTTACAGCACCACCGACTACATAGCAGGTTTTGCCATGTGCTTTCATGATGTGTGCTATTTCTTCTAGTTCCTCTGGAACTGACATGTGAGTGTCTATAGTTTCTAATTCTTCAGATATTAACCATTGTTTAAAGTTCATGGAGGTATTTATCTATGAGTTGTTGGATTTTTAGTGTTTTATTTGTGTGGTATTGGTTAAGGATTTGTGCCATTTGTTTTTTATTGGGTGAATAATTAAGTAACCAACTAATACTTGATTCAGAAAGTTTGCTTATGTTATATGTTCCTAGGATTTTTGCTATTTTTTCTATATCTATATTTTTTTCAAGTAAATTTTTAATGCCAAGACTATAAATTTTATTTATATTATTTTTACCTAGTAGTTTTGCTATTTTTTCTTTTTTTTCTGCATAACTAAATAAATTATAAACATTTCGATCAGAAAGTTCTGTTTTATATTTTATGATTAATTCTGCAATTTTATCTTTTTCGGTTGAGTTATAAAGCAACTGTTCAACATTATCATCAGAAAGTTCTGTTTTATATTTTATAATAGATTCTGCCATTTTGTCTTTGTAGGTTGCAACATTAAGCAAATTTTTAACATTTTTATCAGAAAGTTCTGGTTTTTTGTTTATTATAGATTCTGCTATTTTGTCTTTATCTGTTGCATAATAAAGCAACATCCCAACATTATTATCAGAAAGTTTTGGCTTTTCATTTATAATTAGTTCTGCCATTTTGTCTTTATCTGTTGCATTAGATGCATTAGCAAAAAATATCCTAATATTATTATCAGTAAATTCTGGATTTTTTACAAATTTTATAATTTTTTCTTTATCCATAGTTTTTACAGCAAAAGCCATTTTGTCCTCTAAACTTAAAGAATTGTAATATTCACCTTTGAATTCTTTAATTGCATGTTCAAATTGTTTTTTAGTAAATTTATGATAATTTTTACTTAAAATAAATTCTTTCTTTTGCTCATCAGTTAATGTGTCAAAATCAGAATCTTCCATTCTATTTACAATCTTAAGATACATGGGAAATACTTCTGGATGTTTATCATTTTTGGCAGAAGTAAAATCTTTATTTTCATCATATTGATGTAATCTTTTTTCCCAATCTTCTGGTTTTGTTGTTGTCCAAGTAGATTCGGGTATGCCTTTGCTTACAAGATATTTCTTATATTGGTTTATGCTATTGTAACCATTGATGCCAACTTCTGATTCTGAATCTTCTGGATCGGTACTGTGTGTATTTCTAGCATCAACCCATTCAGAATACATACCTTCTGGTGAAACACCGGGATTCACATATCGTGCTGGATCATTTTCATCTTTGTTGAAATCAAAAACGAAGTATTGAGTTTGGTGATGTTCTATTCTGTAAGTAAACCAATGTGCTGCTGAAGTTGAACTAGAAATACACCAAGGGTGACCTTTGCCGTAAATGCGACAAACATCTGGTGCAAGTCCTTTGAACACCCAAACATTGTTACCTTTGGCAACTAGGTTTTGTTGATGGTTTAATTCTTCTTCTATTGGGTTGAAGTAGTTGCCTTTACTTTTATATTGTTCCAAACTTCCTTGTATTGAATCTAATTGACTAGTAAATCTACCAAAGTCTGGTGTTTCTAACTTTTGACTTCCTTGAAGTGTGTTTCTGTATAAATTTGGTACTTTATTTTCAATTTTAAGGGTAATGATTTTCTTTTCGATAAATTTTCTTAATTGTTGCATCATTTTTTTGAGTGAATCTTTGTTTTCGTTCTTGTAATAATCATAAGTTTGTAATTCTTCTTCTGTGGTATTGAGGATTGTTGCGAAGTGTTTGCGTTGTGCGTCTTCGTCAGTTACTTTTTTTTGTATATTGAATTTAGCTTGGAATCTTTGAAATGCGGTTGGTTTGTCTATTAGTGTTGGTTCATCTTCTAGTTCCTTGATAAAAGCATCCAATTCATCTTTTGGTGCTTTTGCTTTAGCCAAAAGATTCTTGGTGTTTGCATCTATTGCTTCTGTTATGTAAAACCATTCTTTGAAAGAATTTCTTGGTTTTATTCTAAATTCAATTTCATGCATAGGTTCGCCATTCAGCGAATTTGGTTCATCTAGAAGTATTTCAAACATACCTCTTTTCTCGCCAAGTTTTATGAGTCTATATGATGTAGAAGCTCTAGCATTCATGGTGAATATTTTATTTCCAAAAGATGTCATTTTTTGATAAATAACAAGTAAATCTGAAAGTGATAGTGATCTTCTGGCTGCTAAATCTATAACTTCAACTTCTCTTGGTCCATTACAAAAAATGGCATACCAATCATCTTGGATAATACAATCAATTTGTCCATCGCAATCAGCGTAATCAATGACATCATCTATGTCATCAAAGTCGCCATAGAATTGCATATGTGATGGATAAGCTATTTTTTCAATAGCTTTAACACGATCAAGATTTTTTTGATTGAGTGCGCAGGATTCACGAAGATAGTCTGAAATTCTCATGTTAAATATGTATTGTTAACACAAATAGATTTTCATTTTTTACACAAATGATTTTATTCTTAGAATATGTCATATTATTTTAGTTGATAAAATAAAAACTGGTAGCCATTAGAAAGTATAGGGCTGGCAATATCAGTATTTTTAGTATATTTAGTTAATTTGGTTTGTATGTATTCGTGATTTGTATGACATCTACGCACCACCTCTTGTATATTATCATAATTATTATTAGTAAATAATGTATTTGTCTTATGTCTAATTTGCAACATAATCGATGATATGTTAGATTCATTGATATTGTTTAAAAATTCATTCAAATAATTGATGTCTGGAAAGTGTTGAATGACTGCTTGACTAATAAACACATCGCATTTAATTTCATTGAATTTAATTGGCGATAATAATAGTTCATAATTTTTTATATTGTGGTTTTGTAAATTATTTGATGCAAATTTCAATTGTCTTTCTGATATGTCAACGCCAATATATTTTTTAATTTGGTATTTTTCATGTAAATGAATGCCAAGATATCCTCCACCTATTCCGTAGTCCAAAATACTTTTGTTTGCAAGCGGATGTATAGAGTTAAGGTTTACTAAAAAATAATCATCCCAATTTTTCACTAAATTTTCATAACTTATGAGATGTTTGTTTATTGTAAGGTGTGCAAAAGTAGTATCGCATGTTTCCCAAAAAGTTTTAAGTTGTTCCATTATGTAACTCTTAAATTAACATAAATAGATTTTTACATAGAAAAAGAGCTTCCGCAACCGCAAGTGGACTTAGCTTGTGGATTATCTATTTTGAATCCACGAGAATTCATATCATCGATGAAATCTATAGTAGCATCGCCTATGTACATAGCACTTCTTTTATCGACTACTAATGAAATGCCATTTACTTCATAGGATTCATCTAACTTTTGATTTACTTCTTTTTCTATTGTTATTTTAGATTGGAAACCAGAACAGCCACCACCAACAACCTTAACTCTTACATAAAGTTTTCCTTCTGTAATTTCTTGGTTGGTTTTTTCTTCTTCTATTGCAATGTTTATTTCTTTGATTGCTTTTTCTGTTATTTTAATTGCCATTTTATCTCCCCTATAGTTTTGGATACAAAAAATTTAGTGCTGTTAAGTCTTCAACATCACGATAACTATTAATAGTTTTATCCCACATATCCATAGTTCTTTTACAAGCATCAGCTTGTCCACGATTTAATCTTTCGATCCATTCTTGCTTAGACTTATGATAGTAATGGTTTATCTGAATAATATCAGTTGGTCCATTTGGGTTGAATGGTCCTGAGAATTTTTTCCGATTAGTATCAATAGTCGGTTTATTTGGAGAATGAGGATTAACCATTGCAGACTTTATTTTAAGATTTATTATAGTTTTTACATGTATATTGGGATTCTTATCTCTAAATGTGAATCTCTTAATGAGACTTTCTGGATTTGGGCTTGGAGATTCTTGCCCTCCGCTACCAAAAAAAAACCAATTTGGTGATATTCCAGCTGTGTCATCGGCATCAAACTCAGAAAGGAATTCTGATATAGTTTTGTGTTTATGAAGCACAATAAACTCATCGCAATCAATAATTGCTGCCCAATCGAAATCATTGCGGTACTTAGATGATAGCCAGTTATTATAAACTTGTGGAAGTATATTCTTGCCATTGGAGTGTAATTTTGTAAGGTAATCTTGTTCGATGTTACAAGTCCAATCATTTTGGTAGATGAATATTTTGTCGAACCCTAATTTGATGTTGTAGTCTAACCACTCTTGGATAGTTCTGTCTTCATTCTTAGCGATACAAACAACGCATGTTCTTAGCTTGTTCATAAATTATCCTCCATGATATTTATGATATTATCTATGCACATGTCGTTTGATTAATGCCAATTATAAGACATTAAAGATTGATTATGACTAAAATTTTATATAAAAATTTTCTCTTATGTTAATCTCCTTGATATAGAAGATAATTTATTGAAATCAATGTTACATTATTTTGCTGTGGTTAGATAATATGTCAGTATAATCATTTAATTCTTTGAAAGCAACTAAGAAGCCACTGTTATGAGTGAAGTATGCTTTTTTGTTTGGCAAAAACTTCAATTTATCTGTATTGTTGCTAATCATGCGATATCCACCACCTCTGTTATCTTTAGTTAAAATAACATCTGCTTCTTTTTTTGAAAGTTTACAATATTTTTTAGTTGGAAGTTCTTCTACTGAAAATCCTTCTTCTATTTTGCAATCAACAACATTCATTATTTTCAGATTTTTATATTCAGTAAATTTAACGCCATTCTCAATCATGGTTAAAAGTCTTCCAGTGTTCTCAATCAAATGACAAATTGATGCTCCCATTTGTTTCATTACTGAATATAAGGGATCGCTAACTTCGCCATTTATATTTGAGAAGACACTTATGATTGCTCCGCAAATTGGATTGTTTGAAATTTCCAATACTTCTTCTGTTGTGTTGAAGAATTTGGCAGCAGCCTTTGGACCATACGAATCCATAATTTCAACAAATTTCAATTGTGGAAATGCAATTCTATATTCTTTTTTATAAAAATGATCTAAGATCATTGTGAAAGAACAAATTTCTTCTTTGATATGATGATGGTCGAAATTGTGCATCTCTGGATCAAACGACATTCCTTGATCAATCACCCAACAAGATTTATCCTCTAAATGTTCTTGTGTGCATTTGGTTCTAATTGCTCTGCAATTAAGTTTGTGAATTAAAACGCATGTAGCTAGGAAGTCATCAGTATGTGCTTTGCCATCGTGAACTATTATCATGAGATTACCTTCTATTTTTTAACAAACACCAAAAAGTAAGAATGAAATTTTCTCGCATGTTTCTGAATCTTGTGATTATGACCAACTACTCTAGTTTTAGCAACAAGAATGAATAGATCTTTTGTATAAAATCCATTTTTTTCAGCTTCATTCATGATGTGTACATGGCTGAACCATTGTTTGCCACTACTGACAGTATCTTGACATTTAACAATCAAAACACCATTAGTTTCCAATACTCTATAAAATTCCTTAATACAGAGATCATACCATTCCCACAGATCGGCAATATATTTGAATCCATGAAATCTAGTTCCCATTATGCCTGTTGGCTTGTCTTTTGTATGACCGACAATGAATGGAGGATCAAACATCAATGATTTTATACTTGAATCATTTAATGGCAGTGTGCTGGCATCAGATTGAATTGTGTCTGGTGTTTGAGGGAATGCATCGAATTTAAATTCAGGCTTGGCGATTAAACTTTTTTCATAAAAATTGCCTTTAGAATATGTTGGGTCACATTCTATTCCTTGTGGACAATGCAATGAAATTATATCTTTTATAATATCATGCTGATTGTCATTGACTGTTTTGATCATGATTTGTAATTGTCCCAATCTATATCATCTTGCATTATGATTGGTGTTCCATCTCCGAGATATGCTCCACGAATATTATATTCAAAAAATTCTTCAGCATCTTCGTGGTTCATATCTTTGGTCAAATTGCCGATAATTTTTTTATAACTATAAACAACTTTGACGCTGTTGAAGCAAGTAGACAGACCCATGATGGCATTATCATGACCATCAATAAACAGAACATTGTCCAATTCGTGTTCGTCACAATAATTGTTTATCAAATCTTTCATTTCATCTCCTTATTGATCAAATGTTTGGAGATGATAACAAAAATATAAACTTTTAACAATTAAATTATTTTTTTTTATTCCAAGAAATTGGTTTGCTGCCTTTTTTCCTATTAACTGCGGTTTTGTTACAAGCTCCTAGAGTTGGTCTACAAGCAGGATATTTTCTTTCGGTTCCTCTTCCAGCTTTTTTTCTTCCACACGGAACAAGATTTCCTTTCTTGCTGGCTTTGCAATCGATCCATCCTTTTCCTTTATTTCTATCGAACCAACCACGCAGACCTTTTTCTTTTTCTGCTTTGAAAGTGTCTTCGTTCATATTTGATTCTTTTTTGGAATTGCCCCAATTAGAAGCACCAACTTTACGACATTTGACTAGCGCACCAGAAGCATAGGCACTGGGAAAAACCCGATATCTACTTTTGACCTTGTGATAACATGCATCTTTTTCTTCACGCAGTTCTAGCCATTCATTAAATTTCATATTATACCTTCCAATTTTAAGTTTAATTTATTTAGATGTAAGGCTAATGATTATAATCTTAAAAATCAATCAATCATTTATTTTACAATTCCAAATTTTAGAATCTTCAACAACATTAGGGTTGTATTTGCTCCAATTCAAAAAATGTCCAAAAATAAAATGACAATTCATTGTTTTGCCTTGGCATAAAGTTATGAGATTTTTATCATCTAGTTCTCTACTTTCATCAATATGTACTGGAACGATATGATGTACAGTTAAATTTTCTTTTTTCCCACATACTGCGCAAGTTGGATTGTTTTTTATAAAATTGTCTCTAGTTTTTTTCCACCGACTGCTTCTGATTGAAAATATTGCTTTTAATTGGTCAACTGATAATGTCGATACCTTTTTTGAAGAGAAGAGATTCCAAATCATTGAAAAAAATTTTAAAATTATATCTTTCATATTTTCTTTGATTTGTTGGCAATGCAGTTGTTGACACGAATGCCATTCTTCATTTTAGTTCCCTTTTTATGATAGCCTTTCCAGCACTTAGCATCTAGAGATTGTCTTTGTTCTAAAAATTCTTTAAATGTTTTCATTGAGATATTACTTTCATCTTATATAGTAGAAAAATTATTCATCTTCTTGATCATAATCGACATCAGATTCTTTGTAATATTTTTCAACGGCTTTTATAAGTTTTGAAACTGTGTCTTTTATTCCTTTACTTCTTGATTTTATTTTATCTTTATCTGCTTTCCACAACGCCAAATATGTTGGCGAATCTTTACTTGAAAAGCCAAAATGTTTTAAAAATACATAGGCAATAGATTCTGCATCATGTTCGGCTTCTTCACGACTTAAAGATAATTTTTCTGCTACAAAATGCATTAGATTATGAGCGAGTTCATGAACTAATGTTGATGCTTTATTGATTCCATCATATTCATTGTTGATATGAATACCATGTGCTGTAGCATATCCGCCCATCGCATAGTCCATTTTATCAAAGCTAATTGGAATCTTATTTTCTTCTGCGAATTTAATTAGTGCGTTTATAATTCCGGCTAATTCCTCAACAGGTTCATTGCTATCTTGTCTCCAACTATGTGGGTTATATACTGTTTTTGCGTTCGGCATAACTTCAGTATCGGAAATGTCATAAACATAAGATATGATAAATTTAGTTGGATTTAGTGATTTTATTTTCTTTTCTTCTCCGGTTGTTTCATCTCTTTCTGTGCGGTAAAAAAACCAAGGTGCAAAAACAATCATACGATTTTTTTCTGCTCCTTCCTTAATCTTTCTTCCTAATTTTGCCCAATTAGTTTTGCTTTGTACATCTGTAACTTTGGGATTTTGTGCAAAAATCAACCATTGGTTTCTAGGAGAATATTTATATAGCTTGCTTGACATTTCGAGAAAGTTTTTTATTAGTTCGCTTTTTTTGGCTTCATCGGTAAGATTTGAAATTTCTTCAATAAGATTATCTAAAAGTTGTTCTATTCTTGATGTCTGTCCAGATTTAGCTAAATCTTTTATTTCTTCAAGTTCTTTTTTAATATTCTGATCAACTGTTACTTCACTTGATTTTGTTCCGAGTGCCTTTTCTCTTGGCATAGTCATCGGACTTATATCAATTTCAGCATTTTTCAATTCTTCTTTTTGTTTTGAAGAAAGTTTATCAAATGCGAATCTTGGCATGCTCCATGTGTTATCCATTCTAAAATATCGAAATCCCATATTTTTAAGAATATCTTTTGCATCGAAATGATTGCCAAACAAGACCAAAAAGTCCTTTGTTGGGTCTTGTGTGCTTTTTGGATTTGACTTTAAAACTGAATGTATAACACCTTCGGCTATTTTCAACCATTCTTTAAAAGATATAATCATATATTCTCCTATTTATCTAGATATATATAAAACAAGGAGGTTTTTATGACAGAAACATTAAACAAAATAAAATCATTTTCGCAGCATGGTCAAGATATAATTGTTTTAAGTTGGTTGCGTAAAATTGGCGTTCTAAACAAAGTTGCGGTTGAATTTGGTGCTAGAAATGGAGTTCAAAATTCAAACATTAGAATGTTTGAAACATTAAATTGGAAGCTATATCAATGGGATAAATTTTTTCAAAATCAATTCGTCAATAAAGAATCAATTACAGCAGAAAATATAAATCAAATATTTGAAAAGTATGAAGTTCCAAAAGAATTTGACTTTTTGTCTATCGATATAGATAGCAATGATTATTGGGTATGGAAATCTTTAAACTATGAGGCGAATTTAGTATTAATAGAATATAATCCTAATTTTTCCATAGATCAAAGTGTTGCATTAAAATACAATCCAAATGGAGTGTGGAAAAAAAATGTTGCATTTAGTGCTTCTTTTTCTGCGATGGTTAAATTAGGAGAAGAAAAAGGATACATTCCAATTGGTCATTTGGGTCACGATATCTTATTTTTAAAGAAGTATTTCCTTAAAGATGACGAAATCAAAAACATCAATATAAATCCAGAATTACCAAGAAAAATTCATAATCAAAGTGGATATGATCAATTCATAGAAGTTTAAAACATCATCTATTATCGCCCAAAATATCCGAAACATGAACAAAGCTATTTTCTGAACATATTTTCTGATATATTTCACCATCTGACTGTTCGTGTTTATCGTACCAAAAGTCATATTCATTCCAAATATTTTTATGTGCCACCAATTGCATGCAATCAATATTAAATTTATGAGGAGGCAAGCCAGAAAATGGAACTGCGTGGCGAATGCCTCTTCCAATTAGTCTATGATGTCTAATACTAAATATTACAATATTAGACTTCGTTTCATTGATTTTATTGTTAAGTAGTTCAAGAGCATTTCTTTCGAGCAAATTATCAATATTAAATTGAATATAATAATCGCAATCAGAATTTTCATAAGCATATCTCATGCACAAATCTCTTGATGAATGCCCCCAATTATTCATTCTTCTTGTAGTTTCAAAGAAATGAAATTTATCTTTAAATTTTCCAAAGTCAAATTCATCTTGATAAGATTTAAATTCTTGTATATAAGAATTTTTCTTAGGACCGTCATGACATAAAAAAATTTCATATTCTTGATATGTTTGATTTAAAATTGATAAAAGACCATCATATGCTCTGTTTCTTGGAACATGATTTTCGTAATCTACAACAATAATTGCGAACTTAGCCATACTGTAAAATAGTAAATACTATTTTTTCCACAATAAATTAAAATCATTTTTTAATTGTCGTGGGTATCTACGCAACATCAAATATGCTGCTTCTTTAGTAACCTGTTTATCAAATCCAGCATGATATAAGAATCTTGACAAACAGGCATCTGGCTTATTGAAGCCAGCTTGATCTCTGGTAAATGCTCCATCGCATACTGACAACATAGATTCCATAGCATTTTTCATGCACTCTACAAGTTCTTCAGTAAATTCTGGAAAAGTAACTCCTCCGGGCGGAAGTTTGTCTATTTCTCTATCTCTCATTCTTTGAACTCTTTCAATAGCAGCCTTCTGCTCTTGCGATTTTTGTTCAGCTTTTATTTCTTCAACTAAATTATTCATGCGTTGTTGAAATTCTTCTTCTGTTTCATTTTTGGCAGAAACAGCACTAGCTTTATTCAATTCAATCTTTTGATCAATAGCTTTTTCAAAAAGAGATATTTTAGAAGAAAGCAAATTCAAAATATGCTTGTCTAAAACATGATCGCTAACAAGGCGAACAATTTCTACTGGTCTTGTTTGCCCGATACGACAAAGCCTATCTTCTGCTTGTTGATTTAATGCTGGTGTCCAATCAAGATCAACAAATATTGCTTTCCATGCTTTTGTCAATGTCAAGCCAACACCACCAGCTTGAATAGTCAAGCCAACACCACGCAATTCACCAGCTTGAAATCTATTGACAATTTTTTGTCTTTCTTCGGACTTAGTATCACCTGTAATTATTTCCCATCCATCTCTCTTTCCAAGTTCGATTATGGGATTTCTATGTGCGGAGAAAACGATCAAAGGAACTTCTTCCTCTTCGTGAGATTCCACCAATTCCAACATTGCTGGAATTCTAGAGGATGCCAAATCTGCTCGCAATCCAGCGAATGCTTCAAATGGCGGGAGTTCTTCCATGTCTATAACTTCTTGATACTCATCGTACATATCATCAAGTTTTTTACGCAATTCAGATGAAATTCCATTACAAACTAATGTTGTATAGCTTTTCTTTGGCAGATCTGGAAGTACTTCATCTCTGCATCTTCGCAACATTACTCTGCGAAGTAGTTCTGGAACTAGAACAGTAGGACCATCAAAATCATATCCACCAAAATGATTTTTTCTGCCACCAAACTGATTCATAAAATTCTGCCAAGATCCGAAGACAATTTTCTCAAGAGTCAATGAAGAGAGAACGCCAAATAAATCAAATGGTCGATTCATTAATGGAGTTCCAGTCAAGCCAATAACTCTATCGGCAATTTTAGCCAATTCTTTGACTGCTTTGTGTCTTTTTGTGGAGTAGTTTTTGCAGCAATGAATTTCATCACATACAAGTATAAATTCATCTTGTTTTTCAAACTCTGCTGGCAACACATCGTAATTAGTGATTACGATTTCTCCACTTTTTGGGAATCGGAAACTTTTTCTACCATTCAAAATAGAAACTTGAAAATCTGGTCGCCACTTAGCTGCTTCTTCTCGCCAGTTATATTTCAATGCAGCTGGACATACTACCAAAACTGCAGCATTTTTCTTTAAGGCACAAAGAACTTGAATTGTTTTTCCCAAGCCCATTTGATCGCCAAGCAAACATTTGTTCATAGTGTTCATGAATCGAACACCTTCAACTTGATATGGAAAAACACTTTTATTGCCGATAGTATCTTTTATATGATCAAGTATGTTTTCTTCATTTTCAACATTTGCAGCCATAAGTTCGTCTGCTATTTTCAAGCCCATGTGCTTGGAAATTTCAATGACTCTTGGCAAGTTCTTAGGTTCAACGCTCACATTCCAGAACTTTCCTTCTTTATTGAATTTAGCTCCATGTAAGCTCTTTACAGCAACCACATGATTTTCATCGTATGGGAAATAAACATTACCTTCTGCGGTAATTTCCGCCCTGACAGCAGCCACTTCAATGCGAACTGGTACGCATGTTTCACAATAAGTGAACCATTTGTCGCTATCATCTTGGCAAGCGAATCCAAGGTTTTTGCCAACATCTGCACTGCAAGTGAAGCATTTTTTGGCGAAACGATTTCGTATTGTTCTTTTCATCTTGTCTTGAGCCTTTCAATAAGCTAAATTAATATCCCTTACTTAGACTGTCTTGCAGTTTGTTGTTTGGGGATGATTTATCTTACCAATTTTTGTACAAATTTAAATTTGGTGGTACAATAAAATCGAAAGGAATCAAAAATGCCAAAGACTAGAGATAAAAAGGTAAAGATAGAGAAGTTAGAGAAGGATTACCTCGGCAAATTTCCATCTATCTACTTTGTGGATAAGGATTTAGCTCCACAAAGTTTTGAGAAAGAAATTAAAAAAGCATATCGAAAATTATTGTTTGGGTTCCAAACTAATAAGAAAAATTTAAAAGAAATGTTTTTAATTGAATTCATGAAAAAAATTAAAAAACTTAACATTGACACCGTTCTTGGTGACAACATGAAGGAAATTATAGATTGGGTAAGCGGGAATGAAATGTTTTTAAGAGCATTTGATATTCAACACGCTCCTGACATGAAAAACAGAAAGCTAGCTCTATTTTTGCATGCAGCAGGAAAGCTAAGATCATTTTTCATAAAAATGATATGCGATCAAATAAATCTTAGCAAATATTTACCAGATTACTTTGCTAGTTTCGGATTATACAGGAATGGATTTTTTATTCGATTTCATCAAGTTCAAAAAGAAAAGACTGAGGGCGGAACAATATACCGACATCATAAAAATTTAACTGTTGATGGTGAGAGTTATGAATTGTGGTTTTCTAAACATGCTATAGATCGTGTTTTGCAAAGAGTTGGAGAAGAAATTGAATCTCCAATTATAATATTGGGAGAATTTATTTCTCATGCTCCATTTACATTCAATGGCTTTGGTGCTATTCAGCACTTGCTTTGTTGCTACATGCCATCACCATTCGGAAAAAAAAGCGAAGTATATGAAGCTGCTGGTATAAACATTAGTGTGCTTGATGGGCATACTAAAAGCGAAAACTTAATGAAGTATTTGTATTTTCCATTTGTCGTCAAGGGAAATAAAATCATTTGTAAAAGTGCTTTATTGCCGGGATTTTCTGGTACACCAGAGTATCAAATGAAAGAAGAGTTGTTGAGGGGCTTGCCAGAATCAGAAAGAAGCATGGATATTTATTCAAACGAATTAGAAGATTCAGACGAACCAGAAGACGATCTAACGGCTTCTCTTAATTCGGAAGATGCTTTAAGGCTTTGTTTGAAGAAGTTTTATGATAGGAACAATGAAAATCAAAATGTCATTTCCAGTGAATTTTGTTACATATCTTTAATGTTTCACAAGCATGGTATGCCTCAATATTTTTTGGGTGATTTTGATGGATATCAACCAATTATAACTTGTACTAAACAACTTAAACAAAATTAAAAATTAATTGAGAGCAAAGTTCTTCTGTGCTTTTCATCCATGATTTTTGAGCCATTTTATTTTTGTATGTTTCTTCATTTTTATCTGCATGATCAAACT